TTCCTATAAGAAAGAAAAGCCCCCAAGACCGTTAGGAAGAAGGGGCTAATCTATAGGAGAACGAACATTAGATGCTCGGACCAGATCGTATCACATAGTTCTCCATATTCGTACACCCCTTTTTCCGCTTTCGATACGTACCTTAGTCACCGTTTTCCAACCCTTAGCTTCGGTTATACGCTTTAAATCTTTTATGGCAAGGTCGGTATCTATACACGGTACAAAAACAGATGAGTTAACTACCATAGCACTCCACAAGATAACTATCTTTACTCCGTCTGGAGCTAGTTCATCCGTCCTCAATACGCCTTGATTCTTCTTCGTCCTCTTCATGCTCTGGAGGTGCATCCGCAGCAAAGTTAACAACAATTACGTCACTAGATTTTAGTTTTAGCAATGTGCCTTTACCTAGCCGTACTTTATCTTTCTTACCATCCAACTTCTCCATAAACTCTTGTATGAGAGAAGTGTAGTTTATCTGTTGTTTAGCGCACCACTGCCGAAGCGGTTTCGGCAAAAGATAAAGTCTGTTTATGTCTGTCTCGTATCTAGCCACCAAGTGTATCCTTGGGTCTTTGTCTGGAACCACTAAGGCATCCACACCAGTGTCACGCTGTTTACGCAAGTCATCAGTGCTTCGTATCTGTAGTATGTTGCTCCAGTTCTCGTATATGTAGCTGTTTAATATCTGTTCCGCAGATGTAACCATATCGTCTGCCATATCTCTGTTGTGAACTAACACCTTCACTATCCAACGGTATATTAGTTTAGTGTCGTATTGTAGAAGACCTATCTTATTACATATATGTAGGGCGGTCATAGTGCAAGCAGCCCCTGCTGACCAGAATCTGTTTTTAGCCGATAGCCCTGCATCCATGTCAATCTTCTGCTGAACAGCAAGAAGAAACTCTCTAATCTCTTCTAGGTTCTGCATGACGTAGCGGACAAATATCTCACCAGCAAAACCGTAGTTCTGTTTTATCTGATAAGAGAAAGCATCGGTCTCTGCCTTAGACTGACTACCAGAAAACATTTGATGTACTTTAACTTCCAATATTCTTTGCGCTTCTGCTTCGGGTGACTCTTTTGCACCACGCACAATCTCCACAAGACTAGCGTTACCGCTGGACACTGCTATCAGGTTCCACGATAACCCAGTTACACGCTCTGCGTTTGCGCTGCCGACCATGCGTCTACGCTGCTTACCACTAACTATTTGATAGGCAAGATCACTAACAGCGTCTGGGTCTTTCTGCATTTGTGTAAGCTCATCCATGTACATAGGTAGGTTGTGATACACCTCTCCTCTGTGCATTTTTATGCTGTGAGTGTCCTTTTCATACAAAAGAAGCTCCTCTGGGTCGCCCCATACTGACAGTCCAGCTTCCATAACAGTGGTTTTACCGAACCCTGTGCCACCACTATGCAGGTGCATCATCGAACAGTGTATAGGCAGCATCTCCATCAGAACGGAGCCAAAGCTAGTGCCAACAACGTATTGGTGTAACTCAAACCCATCTCTGTTGTAGAAGTTAATCATCTCTTTCCAGCCCTCTAAAGAACCCTTTGGTTCCATGTGGGGGAACAAGGCTGCTGTTGCAGAAGATGCGGGATTGAACTCGGTGCGGTCAGCGAAGATCTCTCTATCGCCTATCACAAAAGATTTCATATCTTTACTAGTCCAACCAAATTGTCTGTGAGCTTCGTCAGCCATAGTCGTGGTCTGTAGTTCATTGACCCACGTAGCCGTATAGCGCATGAGTTCGTCCGGTTTATCTATTACTATGCCGTGCATACTAACAGCTTTACGGAGTTCTTCACGGGAGGTTACAGATGTTAACGGCACTGTAAACTCGCGCACTCCGTCCCTTGGTAGGTGCAGTCGTAACACTATCGACTCACCAATCTCAGAATCAACGATACGTTTAACAACGTAAAAATCGTTGTGGTAAATAAGCTTTTCGTCAACCGTCCCATCAGGGCCAGATGTACGCACGTACACACCGCCGTTAGTACCTCTAAAGTAGGGTTTCGGGTACTGTGGTATGGTGTAAACCTGCAACTGCGAGTTGGGCCGATTCGCCACAGGTGCTTCTACCACATTGTCTGCTTCTTCTGCCTCTACCACTTGAGCACCAAGCGATATGGGCGAACGTATTTTATGCCAGTTAGGGCAATGAGGACATATATCAGGATTGTATTCGTCAAATTTTGCACAAAGATACGGTCCCTTTATCAGGTTAACTTTCTCTACTGTCTTCTCTGGGTCGTAATCAGGGTGCTTTCTTGATATGTGGTGGATGGCTTTTTCTGCATCAGAGCAGAATTTAGCTATCGATAGTCCAGCTCTCCACATGGGTTCAGAACAAGTATCCTGATTAAGAGTCAGTAGCTCTATCTGTTTGCAACCACCATCCTTTACCTTAGTAAGTATATTCTTAAACTTAGTATCTTTGTTACCCATCAGCTTTTGCATCAGAGCGGTATCTGGTTGCATCTTTAGCTTGTTCGGGGCGGGTAAACTACCTGCACCCAAAAGCTCTGCAAAATCATCTAAGTCAACTAGGGGCGGTACGTCTACGCCAAACTGTAATACTTGCGTAGGCGGGTCTGTTTTGTGGTTGTGTGTGCGTACTATTCTTAAAACTCTAGCAGCATCACTAGTCACCGCTGGGTCAGCAGCAAACTTATGTTCAGCGCAAACTTGTTTCAGTCTCTCTGCTATCGGAAACCAATCATCAAATATCGCGGACTCTTCTAAACACCAATATACGTGTATGCCACGACCAGAACTTATTACTAAAGGTTTTGGGAGATGAAGCTCTTTATAGAACTTACGTAGCGCAGTTAACGCTTCTTCCTGATCTACAAAGTCCTTTGATGGTCCACAGTCAAGATCTAGAAAGAATGACTGAATACGATCCACATTATCTACTCTGCGAGAGTTATTGTCTTTAAATGTAGCTAACGCAAAGTATGTATCATAACCGCTGCTATCAAACCTACGAGCAGCATCAATCAGTTCGTTAATAGATTCGTAGAACTGTTGTACCCTTCTATTCTGCTTGGGTTTTAAAGCTAAAAGACAGTACCAACCTTCGCTATGTAGCACCCTCTCTAAAAAATCTTTTGTCTGCATCCAACTTGTCCAAAGTCAGAGACACCACGGCAGGGGGCGTAAACATTATGGAAAAACCGCCCCTCTTCGGATGTATAGTCGAGGACATCCTAGCCGTAGTGAAACTATGAAATATTAGTCGTCCCAGTCTTCAAGAACGTCTGCTATATCATCTGCCTCTTTCTTTGGTGCAGCAGTCTTCTTAGCTACCTTTTTAGGTTCTTCCACCTCTTCTTCAAAAGGATCTTCCTCTGGCTCCGCTTTAGCTGGCTCTTCAACCGCACTAAAAGGGTTATCGTCGCCAAAACTAAAACCATCAGTGGCTTCAAAGGGCGATACGTTTTGTCTCTCCGCGAGTTTCAAGACCTGCACACTCTTTAATCGCAAAGATACACCTGCCCCCATCGATCCGCTATAAGGCACTCCAACGACAGCTAGGTTTATCTGACTGCCTGTGGTTAGTTGGAAGTCTTCTGGTAACTCTTTAACCTTAGCGTCATACTGTGTTGGCTTCTGAGTCTTCTGTCCGTTATAAGCCCCTTTCAAAGAAGCCTTGTATGAAAACATACCGTCTTCTTCTTTCTTAAAAGGGTTGCTATAAGCAGGCCAACTCTTCTGCTTCTTAGACTCGTACAAACCTTTCATAAAAGTATGTAGTTCTTTAGCAGAAGCTTTACTCATTTTAAAATTAACAGAGTATTCCGCGCCGTCATCTAACGCACCACATGGCACACTTCGATTCTCTGTAGCACTCCAGTTGTAAGTTCGGTCAAGCTTCGGGTACATCGCCTCAACGTCCATTACAACGTAAGCAGCAGATACTTCTTCAGACATATGTGTTCTCCTTAAATGTCTAACTAATTTTAGCTTCGTTAAAAACAAAACCATCTGTTTCAGCGAACGGTATGACCTTTCTAATGGGTCGTACGTTCATGGCTATCGCCTCAGATACTTCTGGTTTGTTTTGTAACTCCACCACCTCTTTTATTTCGGCATCCTTTAAGACCCGCATAGGTCTAAATCTCAACCTTGGTATGTAACTTTCTTCAAAGATGATTCGGGTCACTACCATCGTTGCGGACGTATCATGTTTAGCCAAATGCTTGGCGTAATTCTGCATGGACATCCACCCACGTTTTGCATCACCAAACAACGCCGTTGCTGGCAGTTGTAGCTGGTAAATATTTTGTAAGTCGTCTTCAAATACAACAGCTAACCGCTGCGAAAACTTACACGCCCTAGAATTCCCTTGTCCCGAACCTTTTACGTTCTGGATGCAATCAAAGCATCTAGGGGCTTGTCTATCCGTAACATTGGGATCTGGCTGGCGTGTCGTAGAAGACCAACATATAGGTGCATTAGTAGAGTACTCAGCGTACACCTGCTTGTAGTACATCCGTGCGATTGAAGCAGCATCTACGATAATTACATCAATCGTGTCTTGATCTAAGACAGCCTCACCATCTGGAGTTACCTTACGGAACTCCCCCCCTCTGATACTGATTTTCCTCAAAAGTCCTCGTCCGCATCAAAGTTTTCTAGGACTTCTTCCATAGCTGCATCACCAGCCACCTCTGACTCAATCTCTTTTTGCAGCAATGCTTCCACTACTGCATCCAGTTTGAATCTGTAAGTCTTACCAATCTTAACGTATGTGTTCTCTGGAATCTCCCTCT